TCGTAGGTATAGATTGTGTAGCTGTTACCAGAAAGATTTCCTTTCACGTCATTCATGTAATCGTCATTCGCTGCACAGCCTGTTAGCCCTGTGATAATGCAAATACAGATAATGGTTACCAATAGTGCTTTGATTCTTTTCATAGTGTGTCCTCCCTGTCCTCAACTTTCATTAACAAATTTTTCCGTATGTAGCCAGAAATGAAATGCGAATAATGGTGATCCGTGTACTCACTAAATGAAGTGCCGAAATATTCATCAATCACTTTCATGTATGTTTCAATCTCAACATTCTGGAAGTAATCTGGATTTGGCCCGAATCCAAACTTGTCCAAGATATTATCCAAAGCGTCTTGATTGATTTTTATGTGCGGTTTTCTGGTTCGTTCTTCATACCTCTTGAAAAAATACTTCGATACTACCAGGAAGCGGTTGGTTGTATATGGGCTTGTCGTATATCCCAATTCTTCAAGTCGTATCGTAACTTGGTTCTTGAATGCAGACCAGTTAAAAGATTTACGGTCTATTGGAGTATACTGGATGTTCTCCTCGGTCAACATATTTTTGATATGTTGAGAATTGAACCACTCGTTAGAGTGGTATGCATTTTTCTCTTCTTTTTTTAACTCCGTAGGAGATGTAGTATCTGATATAGTATTTTCTGAATGATAATTTTTGTTAGTATTCTCTGGTAATGCTTCACCCGAACTGTCTTTGTGCATTTCGTCATTTTGTCTATGCCTTTTGTCATTCTGTCCAGATGCACATTGGCTATTTGTCTTTGGGTTTTCCTTTACTATACCATTTAATATGTTTTCAAGAACATCTTCATTGATGGAATACCATTTTGTACGGTCTCTTTGGTCTTTATTATAATTTCCAGTGATAACAATTCCGGAAGAAATTAAACTTTTAAAAGCTCTTTCTATAGTTTTTGTAGACCACCATGGGAAATTATTCTTTTGCCATTCTTCCATCGTGTTAAAAGTCCAATATCTTCCATCATAATAATTTCTTTGCAATTTTTCATTTATTTCAAGCCAGTAATAAATTTGGCGTAAAACAATGGCTTCATTTAGCCCTAATTTTACTGCTAAATCTGGTTTGATGATAACGCTTTCTTTGCTGGATAAAAAAAGATCTGATAATTTACCTTTCATATTAGATAACCTCCTTGTTGGCCGTAGGCACTCTCCGTATTGTGCCAGAATCCTTGATTTATAAAAACAGCAGGCAGGTGCATCAAGGTTTACACTTTTCGGCGGCCAACCTAGCCCACTGGTTTTACCGAATTAATTAATCAAACATTTTGAATGTTTCTTTGCAAAATTCCTCATAGTCGGTATTCCCGACCAGTGGCATTTTATTTCTCAGCTTTTCCATGGCTTTAAAAAATTTGCCTTGATCTTTGTTCCAGATTTTACAGGAAACAAGAAGATACTTCTCTTCTGTGTGTCCATATTCTTTTCCGAAATTCACTCTGATTTTCTCATTCTTAAAAAGTTGGTCTGCCAGATACTCTTCTGTATCTGCGAAAATGTATTCGCTACGGAATAAATGTTTTTGAATTAAGATGTAATTTTTATATGACATGATATTCCTCCCTGTGAAAAAGGTTCCATTTTAAATCGAACCTTTCCAGACCTCATTTTAAATGCGGGCTGTCTAAAAATTCAAAATCATGCGGCAATTTTATTAAGAAAATCTTCTATTTCTTCATAATTCCATCCATTACATATTAATGCGCCAGCAATTTCAGTTAATTGTTTTATTTTTAAATTTTGCTCATCAGATAAATAAAATCTAAAACTTGTAAATTTCTTTGGTTTGTATTTTTTTACAAGGCTTTCCGTGTTTCCACCTAATACAATTTGGTATATCAAGTCAGAATAAATATTTGGCTCGTCAAGACCTTTTACGGCATTGGTGAATTTTTCAATTTCTTTATTCTCATTTGATAATCTTATATATTCTTCAACAGACGAATTAGTTAAGCCCAAAATTTTTTGGGAAATTTCCAATACTCTTTCTTTTACAGAATTAGCATATTCTTTTTTGATTGAACGCATTTCTTCTTCGGAAATATATTCGCCTATCTTATGTATGGTTTCATCAATTAAATTCAAATCAACAAAAGAAAACCACTCTCCACCAATTCTGTATTTCTGGAACAACTTATGAAGCTTATTTTCTACAAAATATGGATTTTTTAAATAATTGCTTTCATAAATTATTTTTGAGAAAGGGAGACCACATGATACTTGTGCAAGCCTTTTTTCAACGCATTGGCTTGTCCCTATTTTATATTTTTCTTCATGTTTAAAAACGTAAATCTTTTTAAAATTTTCCATCAAGTTGTTTTCCTCCCCAAAATAAAAAAGAGCCGCCAAGTAAGATAAAAATTCCTCAAAATCGAGAAATATTAATTTCTTCTTAGCGGCTCAAAAATCAAGACCGTGTGTACTTCTTCATTGAGAAAATTATATCACACAATCAGTCAAAAATCAATATGCTGGGGACGGTTTGAAGCGGCTATCCGTATCATTTTGGGCTTTTGTTACTGCTTTCGCAATCTCACTTCCGTCCAGAATAATACTGTTCATAATGTACTGCGGATTCTTGTTCCCGCTGTTCATACTCATTGCCATTGCAACTCCCTGGGCTACTGCTTTTGTCATTTCTTCTTTTGTAAGTCCCATGCTTCCGTCCGAACTAGAAACAATGCTGTCTGCGATCTTCTTCATGGTTCGTGGATTTTCCAGAGGAAGAACGGCTTCGGAACCGGCTTCACCGATGCCAATTACCTGTGCACCATTGAAAAGACCACCTTTGGCGTACCAATTAGGATAAACCCAATCAGGACTATAAACAGGGGTTGAGCTTGTCTTTCCGTTTCCAAGATTATGTTTTCTCCATTCTGAAATGCGATAAGTAAGCTTTGGCATTCCTACTAATTTCATTCCATCTGCAAAGGATTGTGCGGTTTTCACTCCTGCCGATTTTAAATCTATTTTAAATAAACTTTCAATCTTACTGGAAATTCCAGACAAATTGGTTTCTGTATAAGTTTTCATTTTTTCGGTCTCTTTATCAACCTTGCCAGAAGCCTTTTCCCAAATCTGGTTTGTATTGATAAGGACAGAAGACCAATAGCTTTGAATGGTTGTCATAACCTTACCCATTATATCTTTGGTATCGGTGTCCATGGTTCCGAGGGCTGTCGATACAGCACTTGCGGAATTTTCCCAGTTGGTTTTAGAGTTGGTTTCAACATCATCATTCGTGTTCTTTATCTTCGACCAAATAGAAGGCATTGTGCTTTCTGTGCTTTTTTTCATTCCAGCCATTGCCGTGCTTACGGCAGTATTAGCGAGACCAAAGCCGGTTTTTGTCTTGGATGATACGGAGCTAGAAGCATTTGCAACAGCGGTAGTAATACCTCCAACTGCTGTTTTCACAGATGTATTCATTCCATCGAAAGAATTCTTTGCACTTGTTTCCATTGTGACAACTGCATCTGGAAAATCTTTTCTGAGTTTTTCATCTAATTCATCTAACGGAACGCCAGCATTTTTTAATGACGTATAAACTGCGTCTAGCGCTTCTTCTGTATTAGCATATGTTCTTCCAGATATTGCACTATCAAGAGCATCTTTAGCAGTTAAGTAGTCTCCACTAAATTGATCAGAGCTAAGACTTAAAAGATAAAGTTCGTCTTTCAAATCAGATATACTGATTTTGGTTGTGTCAAATTTTCCAGCTGATTCAGATACACCATCTCCAAGGGCTACAGCTTTATCAGTCATATCTTCCAAAAATCCAGTTGATACACCCGCCTGTGCGCCGTATTTTTCGAGAATTTTTCTTGCATCTTCGGTTGATACGCCAAATTCTCCAAGTTTCTGAATGAAACTATCGTACATTTCAGAATTTGATTTTCCGGCACTTTCATCTGCTTCAATTAACTTCCAAAGCTCTTCTGCTTGATCTTGCGTTATCTTATGAGCACTTTCCATCTCGCCTGTATAATCATGGAGATAACCACCTGTTTGTGATAGAATTCCATTTCCACCTTGCGCAGCTTCTGTAATACTTGCAATTCCTCTTGCGAGTTTAACGGATAATGCCGTTGCGACAAATACAATCCCAGCGGTTCCAAATATAGTACCAAGCGTTGAAGAAAATGAAGATAATCCACCTGTAGCCGCCGTTTCCGCTGCTCCACCAATATCACCGATGATAGTAGGAAGAGAAGATGCGGTATCAAGTGGGAAATTTAAAAGTTTTGAAGCTAATGAACCGATTCCACTTGCAAAGGAAAAGATTTTGGTGGCAATATCCTTGGCTATTTTGATTGCAAACAATGTTCCGAATGCAGCACCAACTTGTTTTATAAATTCTGGATCAACTCCACTTAATTTTTCAGCCAGCCAATTAATAGCATTTGCAATACCATTAATTAAGTCCGCTCCGATATTAATTATTCCTTCAAGTCCGGTAATCAACGCATCTGCAAATCCCTCTGCGAATGGTTGGAATGCAGACCATAAATTTCCAAGAGCAGTTCCAATAGCATTCCAATCAACCTTATCAATAAAATTCTGTATTGAGGTTTTTACACGGTCAATGCTACTCCAAATCCACTCCCAGTCAACATCAATAACTCCGAAATTATCAAGTGCAAGTACGATTCCACCGATGCCAAGTGCCATTGCTGCATAAGGATGTTTTGCCAATAAAGCAAGTCCTTTTCCTAATGGGCTGTCTTTTCCGATGATTCCACCAATAAAGGTTAATCCTTTGAATCCAAGGATTGCAATGGAGATTTGTCCAAGTCCTTTTCCAATTGCCTGTGCAGTTTCCGGGCTGATATTCTTTATTGCATCGGCAATTGAGTTCAAGCCTACAGGAAGCGTTGTATTGATGAAATTTTCTCCAACATCGAGCAAATCTTTGAAGAAGTCAACAATTCCCTGTCCAACATTTTGTGCAAATGGCGCAAGTGCATCCCAGAAGTTTTTCAATGCCGAATTAAGTTCGTCCCAGTGAATGTTGTTTCCGAAATTTGTTAATGCGTCAACAAGTTCCGGGATTGCACTATTCATTGTCCATGTACCTACCGGCACTAAGAATTTCTCATAGAAATCCATGAGACCAGTCCAAACAAATTTTGTTGGCTTTTGAAGCATTGTAAAGAAACTGGAAAGCGAGCTATTCAGTTTACCCCAATTGATTTTATTCAGTAAATCATTCGTAATATTAAAGAACCGTGGAAGCCCGGAATTATCAGATAACATCCATAATCCAATTGGTTTCAGATAATTATTCCACAAATCTTTCAGAGCTGTAATAGAGAAGTTTCCAAGCTTGCTAAGACCTTCACTGTACAGTTTCTTGATTGATTCTGTGGTTGGTTTAGCTGCTTTACGAATTTTCTTAAATACAGCTACAATCTGATCAGCGGTATCATTTGCCTTATTATTCATTTCTTCAAAAGCTTTATCCCATGCAGCTTGATACTCTGATAGGGCTTTATCTAATGCAGCATCCAATTCTGGAAGGTGTGTACTCCCACCGCCTCCACTTCCGGAAGAACTGGAAGAATTGCTAACTTTTGCATCATTTAATTGATTTAATTCATCAAATGAAAGCACAGAAAGACTTTTTTGTAATTTCTTCGCATTGTCATTTGTTTTGTCAAGCCCGGAAGCTGCATCTTCTGTACTATCTGCAATACTTCCCATATCAACTGCGGCACTTCCTGTTGAGGCAACATAGTCGGACATTTTGATGCCTAAAAGTCTTCCAATCCACGAAAAAGCTCTCTGAATTGCAATAACAAAGGCGTTCATATATGGAAGAATCTTTGAGATAATTGGAATGAATAATGAACCGATAGTTCTTGAAAGTGCCGAAAAATTAGATTGCAGTAATCTTAATTGGTTTGCCGGCTGATTTATCGTATTAGCCAGGTCACCCCATGCATACTTTGAACTATTCAAGATTGTTATAGTTCTCAGAATAGCCTTGTCCGATTGACTTAAACTTGATACAGTAGCGTCAATTCCAAGATTATAAAGTTCCTGTTGTAAATTTGCCACACGGATATTAATGCCGTACTTGTCAAGAGCCCGGCTCATTCCGGCTATTCCGGATGCCATATCATTCCATACATTGTTGAACTCAAGGTTCTTTACAGAAGCAAGGTCTGCCCCGATTTCTGTTAAAGCTTGTGAAACCTTAGTTGATGCATCTGCTGTTGCCCCCATAGATGATGCCATCTGAGCATAGGTGGCTTGATAATTCATCGTTTGGTTCGGATCAAGTCCGAGGCTCGTGCCTTTTGTTCTAGTCAGATCACCTGCATCTGATACTTCAAATCCAGTCATTTTTTTTGTCAGTTCTTTTGCACGTTTTTCAAAAGAACCCACATATTCCTCTGCGGATTTTACTCCTGCATTCTGCCACTTGCTCACGTCCAATCCGTCTGTAACTTGTTCGAACGCAGAATTGAAATAGTTCAATGTTTCAACATAATCAGATGCAGACTTTACAGAATTCCAAAGTGCTTTAATTCCTCTTGTCACAGTAAAAAATTTTGCATATAAACTAGCAAGCTGTGAAGTTAATGAGCCAGTCTTTCTTGTGGTTACAGTTGCGGTATTTCCAAAATTAGCTAGTGCAGAGCTTGCAGAGCCAATCATGGAAGCTAATTTTCTTCCTGCATTTCCAAGTCCATTTGCGGCATTTGATAATCTCGAAAATGAATTCGTAAGAGAATTTGTGGCTTTATTTATTTTCCCACTTGCAGTAGCTAACTGTGCCAAAGCTTCTGTCATTCTTACTGTGTTTTCGTTGATTTTTGGTGCGGTTTTCATTACATTGAAGAATGACAATACTTCATTTGCTAGTGTTCCAAGTTGTCCAGAAGATTTAGAAATTTTACCGCCAGCACTTGCCAATTGTGCAATTGACTGAACAAACCTATTTACGGAATCTGAAATTCCATCAACACCAATAAAGCTTTCTGTGATAAATTTCAAGCTACTTCCCAATGCAGGTAATTCAGTCGATACATTTGCAATATATTCGCCGGAATTGGCTAGTCTAGCCATTGAATTAACAAAACGATTAACACTTGCAGATACATCCGGTATTGCCGATAATCCAGATAACTGAGTGATTATCTCGCCAAGTTTCATAGAATTAAAATTACTAATATCTACCTGGCTAAATCTGCTAATGGAATTAATGATTGCGTTCAAACCGGAAGCTTTATAATTAACATTTCCCATGGCTCTTAAAGAATCTGAAAACTGTTTCATTCCATCGGCAATGCTTGTCATCTGTCCTGCATCAATTTCTTTAAGTTTTCCGGTAACTGCATCTTTAATTCCTGTAGTATCTACATCCAGAGTGACTTTTACAGCGTTATATTTCAGTTCAGCAACTTTATTGATTGCCTTCTGAATATCCATTGTTATCTTATCCGTATTGATTTTTACATCAATAGGGAGCTGACCGTCCGTACCTTTTAATGCGTCATTAAGTCTTGTTTTTACCTGTTCAGCGAGCTGCTGAGTGGAATCGACAGCCATTCCCCACACTTTGTCCGATGCTTTTGAAGCGTTTTCTCCATAAAGCGATTCTATTGATACTGGCTTTATTGATTCTCTAACTTTTTTGATATTTTCAAGTATGGTAATCAGCTGATCTGCTGCATTTATAGTATCTCTTGGTACAAGAGTTGGGAATCTATCTGCTAATTCTTGCCAGGATTTGTCAAGTGTAATGCCTTTGGTTGCATCTGTAACAACCTTATTCAGATTGTTTTTCAGAATCTCAGAAAATTCGCCTTTACCAAGGTCGGCTTTTAGCATATCGGAAACATAGATTTTCTTGTTTTTGAAGTAATTATTGAAATCAATCCATTCTTGTTCTGCTCCATCTAAGTAGCTTCCAAGATTAGCTTTTACTACACTTCCGCTTTTGAGAATCGTATTTCCAATTTCTTCAACAATGCTTCCAACATTTCCAGAGATTTCTTTTCCGTCAAAAGACTGTGCCATTTCCTTTGCAAGTTCGTTCATTTGAGAACGAACTTTTGAAGCAGCACCGCCTTTTAAGTTAAATGCTTCAATTAATTGCTTTGAAATGGAAGAGGTATCAATTTTAATATCACGTACTGTTTTATCAATGGCGTATTGCAGTTTTTGTGTTTGATCTCCACCCTTGATATCCAAATCAATACTAATCTTTTGATTCTGAAGATTGCTAAGGTTGATTTTACTAAGTGTGTTTAATTTTGAAATAGCACTATCAAGCCCAGAAGTACGGACATTTCCTAGAGAATTAAAGGCAGACGTAACCCTTCCAAGTTCCCTTGCATAACTACGTAATCCATTTGTATTAACTCCGCTTAATGCGGAATTAACTTTTGTGAGTTTATTTGAAAGATTAGTCAGCGCACGTACTGCTTTTTCTGTACTACTGCTAATTTGTATATCAAGGGTATCAATGGTATTTTCAGCCATTTTATTTATCCCTCCTTTTTTACAAAAAAATAAAGGGCAGACAAGACTTATTCATCCTGCCTGCCCTTTTCATGGTTAAGCTCAAAGTTCGCCTGCATGAGTTGCAAGCTTGCCAAAAGTGCGTTTCTCTGTTTTTTCTTTTCTTCTTCGGAAAGTATGCCTTCCTGTTTACGCTTTTCTTCCTCCGCTGATTCCAGTAAAGGTTTCTTCAAATACTCTGCTTTGGATTTTTTCCCAATTAAAGCATTTGCAACAGCCGTAAATGTAGCCGATGTTTGATAAATACCAGCTTGCCAGAGTTCAGCGTCTTTCCTTTTTTGGCGTATCTTTTCAGCTTCGAGATAAGGTTTCAATTCAGCTGGCGTAGAATCCATAAATTCTTCTTTGGATACACCGATAGAGAGGTATAAAGGAAGAATCTCTTGGTAAACAGCTTCTCGAAAAGTTAATTTTTCTTTTTGTGATCCTGTGGGAGCTTCGTTGCATTCTTCTCCACTGCCTGTGCTTCTGCTATTGCATTCAGAAGACCGGATAAAAAACCATTTTTCTCCAATTCTTTATCAAGAAGTTGGTATAAATCAAATCCACTTTTGGGATTTTCCTCAGTTCCTTCATCTTCGTAATCATCCAAAAGGTCACAGACTTTATCAAGAGCAGCTTCTTTTTCAGAATCACTTTCATACCCAAACTCTTCATTGTGCTTCTTTTGAAGTCCAGCAAGAAGCAGTTCCGGGAGAAGAGAAATCATCTTCTGAAGGCTTCTCTCTTTTCCATCTGTAATCCCCTGCACATTGTCCAGCACATCTGTTTTTGTAAGAAGTCCGTATCCAAATACAACCTTATATTCTTTTCCATGTACATTAAAAGTTACCATTTTATAATCCTCCCATTAAAAACATCATTCTGATTTTGTAAGAGCAACCTTTGTTTCAAGTCCCTTGTAATCTGTGATAATAAGGGAAATGGACATTGTTGCAGCTTCATTCTGTCCAACTTCTGGAAGTGGAATCTCACGTCCGCACTCAGCTGTAACAAAGAATGCATCTGTCATATCCGGGAAAACAACCTCAAACCATGTTGCAAGTCCAGTTTCTTTTGCTGTCTTAGATGCACTATAAAGTTCCTTAATCTGCTTAACAGATTTATCTGGATCCATGATAAATTCGATTTCCCATGTACCTCCAGTATCCTGTCTACCAGCTGCATATTTTGTTATATAATCTTCCAATGCTGATACGTCAATCTGCTCTGTATCAAGTGAAATTCCACCAATAGAGCTTGCAAGCTCAAGTTGCTTAAAAGTTGTAGGCTTTACGCCTTTTTCGGTTTCAACTCCATAACCAAAAGTCACGCCTAATGTTGTTAAACGGCTCATTATTTCTCCTTTCTACCTTTAACTCTTTAAGGTCAGCAATTTTTTTCAAACAAAAAATCGGTAATATGCACGTAACCCTGTGCCGGGAGATAGCGGATCACCGCCTTTCTACTCTTCTTTTCCAGACTGCTTAATAAGCTGATTTACATAAGTACTTAATCCAGCAACGATAATTCCTTGTGTAATTGCAGTAAACAGTGCCATTGCAACTTCCTGTGAACCGGAAACTGTAGATGTTGCAAAAACATAAAGACCGCAAATTAACATGCCGAGAATTCCTAAAATCATCGGAATAAATTTGTCAGAAATATTCTCTGACTTTTTAATCATTTCTCCGATAAAATAAAGAAATACAACGACAATAAGTAATTCTGGCTTTACATAACTTAAAATCTGATCCATAATCTCACCTCGCTTTCGTTTTAAGCATAAAAAAAGAACGTCTATGCGTTCATTGGTTTCAAAGTAATTTTCCTGTATATATCCGGCTGTATCGGCTTACAAGCTTTTTGATTCCACTGTCACCAAAAAACATAGGTTCCGGGCCATATGTACGACGGAATCCCATGTTCACCATAGCTTTGTGACTTATCTTGTCCAATTCATACACTCTGGTTAATGCTTTGCTACCAGATGTGAAACAATTTACTTGAAATGATGGCATTGTTGCACATTCATCCCCTTCAAGGTCACCTCTTGTAATTGGATTACCAAGCATATAAAGCTGTGCATATGCCTTTTTACCAGAAGCATTTGTTTCACTTCCGTCCATGGAATAATTGTCTGCGCCAGTAATCTTAGAAACAGCCGCTCCCCACCTTGAAAAAACTTCCAATACAGGAGATTCTATTGTGTCCGGCATATCTGTCACCTCACAATAAAAAATGCGCCCACCTTTATAGTGAACGCATTGCATGTTATGCTACAATTTAACACTGTAATGATAACATAATTGGTTGGTATCATTCAGTATACTTTAGTATCATCTTTAAGAAGAGAATACCTCTTTGGCAATTTTGCGGATATTCTGAATGATTTCTACGCTTGCTTTATACATTGGCATTGTAGCTTCTGTATTTACTCTCTTCCTAAATCTCTCATCTGCAAATTGCCTTTATAAAATAAATCATCTATTTCTCGTATTCCCCTGCAATATCTTCCAATAACTTTTTTATATGGCACATTGTATATTTCGCACCATTCTGAAAGCGATTTATTGTCTCCGTTCATATCAAGTCTAACGGTATTTCTTCTATTGCGAGGTTGCAATTTTCTGTCAATCCAGCAACAATTTTCGGGGCAATAATTACCGTTCACATCCTTTCTTTCGATAGAAAGGTTTTTGCCTAATTCAAATCCAGTTTCATCAGCCCATTTTGAAAAATTTCGTATATCCTTCCACTCTTCACAAATTTTAATGCCACGTCCACCGTAATCATTATAATGCTTATTATGTGGATTTTCGCATCTATTAATCATTGCATTCCATATGCTATAAACAGGATGGTGAGTCAATTCATGGTGATTCGTTATTCCAAAATTAATAATATCTTGTTTTTTCTTGTCGCATCCGCAAGAAGTAATAACTTTAAGAGTATCGCTTCTTACTGTTTTTATTGTTCCACACTCACACTTTACAATCCAATAAGATTTTCTATTAACAATTTTATCTAATTTCAGTACTGTTAATTTTCCAAATTTCTTACCAGAAATATCTTTTACATTTTCGCCCTTTGTAAATTGTCCTTTTTTATTTCTACATTTAGAATCCATGCACCCGCAATTATCGATCTTTCCATGCGCAAGTCTTGTGGAACTTATGATTTTGGTATTCCCACAATCACATTTGCACATCCACATAGCATGTTTTCCACTACCTGTAATTTTTTCCGATTTAATCCTGTAAAGGGCAGTTAATTTTCCAAATTTCATCCCGGTAAAGTCAGGCGTAGGTCTTGGCATACAATCATCTCCTATATAAATTATTTAATTTAATTATAAACCATATAATTTATTTTTTCAAGAAGATTAAAGTTTACAATTTATATTTATAATGTTATAATTTAACAAATAATCACTAGGAGAATTTTATGGAACTAAAATCCAAATTAAAAGCAATAATTATTTCACAAGGATTTACTATGAGCCAAGTTAACGATGAATTAAATCACAGGCACGGAACAAATTTTACGTTTCAAAATTTTAGCAATCGTTTCAGAAAAGAAACTTTTTCGTATTCTGAAATCGAGGAAATTTTAAATATCGTTGGTTATCGGATTGAGTGGATAAAAATTAGCCAAAAACTTCCTTAGCAATTTTACAAACGGCAATAATAATGGCTTGTTCTGCGTGATACATAGGCATGTACGCTCTATTTCCATATGAATGGTGCGGACGTCCGCTTTCATCTGTGTACCACCAACCGTTTGGATTGTCCCAGTCTGATTTTTCTTTTTTGGAAGGATATGTTCCCATTCCGTAAGAATTTCCACTAGATAAAGGATAATCATTTGTACCGTATGTTATTCCTGCTGAAAATTCAATGAACAACACTTTTTCACCAGATAATCTAACAGAAGCCCCGACGATATTTCCGTTTTGATCGTTGATGATTTCTGTATAGTAAGAACCTTTTTCTTCATCCGGGATTGACTCCATGGTCGTTTGAATAACATCCAACCCGATTTCAGCCAATCGTTTTACAAAAATCTCATTTTTCCTCTGTAGTTCATTTTGGTAAGCTTTTAATTTGTTGATGGCATTTTGAATAGATTTCGTGGATAAGTCGCATTTTATTGTCTTACCCATCTTCATTTCCTCTCTTAGAAATTCCGTATCTGGCAATATTGCCTTTTTGTGTGTCTAAAATCTTCTTTAGTGTGTAGTCTGGCAATACTGTGGGCTCTCCATTTTCATCCAAAATAAGGTTTCCATCCTCGCTTATTTGTGGGATTCTGTCTATCCAAAATATGTCCGCTTCCTGTGGGTGGAAATTTCGGTTAAAGCTTGTAATGTACCTGTCGTAATCTGGCACTATTCCGGCTGCAATTTCTTCTGGCGTTCCGGCTGTGGATGATACGGAAAAAGAGAATATAACTGGCTTCTCATAAACTTTAATACGGTCTAATCCTTCTGTTTTTTCAGTAATTCGTGACCAATATACTTTTTGCTTTTGACGGACTAATCCTCTCATGCAATCATCCTTTCTGCTCTAACAGGGGCTACATATGTGAATTGGTTTCCCAAAATATCTCTGGCCGTACCAATCACGAAATGGCCGTAGTCTGCCAGAATATTGCATACAAATTCCTCTGCGTCCACCCAATATCGTTTCTTGACCATGCGGTGAAGCTCTGGCAGTAAACCATAGCTGAACATCACGCAATGACCTAATTCATGGATAAATACACGATTTAGAAGTTCACCATGCAGGTTGTTCGCAATAGAAATTGTCATTGTGGAATAATCAGATACGGCAAGTGTGCGTTTTCCTGTACGGTCAATCAAAACATTATCATTGGGAGAAACAAAGCGCACTCTCCATAAGTCCCCATTCATGTAGAATTGTCGTAGCATGGTTTATTACCATCCTTTCTACGAAAAAAGCCCCTGCCGCACTACTGCAACAAGGGCTTAATCAATATTGTAATCATGTCATCTGCTGAACTAAACGGCTCAGGTCAGTTTTCATCTGCTGTCTGAGCGCTGCATCTGCATCCGACCACATTTCCGTAAGGTTACGAATAATATCTGATGTGTATTCTTTCATGGAATCATCCATTTTTCTCTTGGATTCAGAATCCTTAGAATCATGATAGTGTCTACGATTCTCATCGTATCTATCATAGGATTCGCCATATCTGGACTTCTTCCAATTCATATTCATACCATCATTTTCCATATCACTACGATCTGGATGATATCCCATGCGGTACATATTGCGCTCAAACTCTGGATTGTTTAAATACTCATCCATCCAGTCATCATCCTGCATATACAGATACGGTCTATAGCCTTTTCTGGTTCCCCTACCTTTTGGAGCGAAACGCCCATTTGAATAGCGGTAACGGTCATATCCCATGCGTCCAAGATACTTTTCTTCCTGTTCGCATTCGTCCATAGCTTCTACGATTCTGTAATCTTTATCTGCACAAATCGCGCACTTTACGGATTCCATGCAGTCTTTCAAATCATCCCAATCTTGAGCACTGAGATTGTCGAAGCCATGTGCCTTGGCTTTTTCCATAGCCCATTTTCCCATTTCCATTGCAACTTTATGCATTACAGTGCCCCCTTTCTAACAGCCTGCGTAACAGGTGCTTCTGTCGTTGGGGCTGTACCATTAATTGCTTTCAAATTGTTGCTCGGACTACAAGCCGGATTTCCTAACATCTTGAATACTCCGCCAGTTGCACTTGTAGCTACTCTAGTTGCGTACTTCGTTCTGGTTCTTATTCCACAAGCCGTAATCTGTGCACAGCAACGATTTTCTAGCGGATACAAAGTTGTTCCTGTTCCTATCTGAATCATTACCGGAGCAGTAATTGTAGTGGCTTCTGGTATACTTTGTGCAACAACAATACAATATTTCTCTCCATTGTTGTAACTGCCTGCTGGGATAGTAACCACAAGATTTCCACCTGTGAATGCAATTGCAGTAGACAGCACAAGGTGATTGCAAAGCTTACAAACATTCTTACATGCCATATTTTTTACCTCTCAATCAATAAGAGGTGAGCCGCAACCCACCTCTTAGAATTTAGTCAACCTCTAAGGGTGAGTTACTTAGCAACAACCATTACCATATGTATTGCATCCTGCGTATGCATATGGAGCAGGAACCTGGAATGCAGGAATCGGAGCAGGATTGATTGCATTGATTAATCTCTGAGCCTGTGCGTGCATCTCTGTTGTAAGCAATGCAGACTGGCGATCCTGGGATGCAGCACGTTTCAGATCAGAGTTCTCTGCCTGTAATGTTGCAATCTTATCGTTCGTCAGAAAGTCAAGGATTGCTCTTGTGTTGCTGTTCTGATTTTCCAGAAGGTCTCTGGTGTTGTTGTTCATTGTGTTCTGGAGAGCACAAGTGTTGGTAGCAAGGTTGTAGTTGATACCCTGGATGGCTTCTCTTGTTTCGCAGCAACAGTTTGCTAACTGAGACTGTAATGCATTGGTATTCTGCATACCGGCTACAGTATCAGCATTGATTGCCTGCTGAACGCCGTTGAAGCCCTGAAGCATTCCAACGTTCACGCCATTGAAGCCACTCTGCATGGTATTGTTAAGTGCATATGTGCTGTCACAGATACCCTGCTGAATACCTCTGATACCATTTTGAATATCATTAAGGGCGAATTCCTCATTAATATCTGAACGGGTAGCCCATCCTTGGAAGCCGGAACCATTTGTACCATTGCCACCCCAGCCACCAAAGCCGCCGAAACCGCCCCAGCCAAAGATAAGCAATATTATAATCCACCATGCCCAGCCACCGCCAAAGCCATAGCCTTCATCTGCACGGTTATTAGAGCCGCTTAATACAGCGACATCGCTTGCTGATAATCCACCATTCATCATAGCGATTACCTCCTTATTGATTTTTGTAATTTATACAAAATCAAAAGACCGCGGCTCTTTTAATTATTGTAGCGAATTTATTTTATTCCAAACTGGTTCTTAACCTGCGACAGTATATCGTCTGGATTAATATTTCTTTCTTTACAAAGATTTCTTGCAAGTTTTTCAATTCCTGCATTATCACCTTTTTCCATCATGTTAATTGCATTGTCAATTACAGGATTATTTCCAGACTGTTGTTTCATCATATTGATTATGGCTTGTTGAGGATTCCCTCCACCACGTATCATCTGCATAAGTTGCATTGGATTCATCATCTCTGTTTACCTCCATTCTGCTTGGGCTCCGGTGTTCCCGATATAAATGTCGGGAACATACTCTTTATTTCGGAAATCTCAGAACAAACATCGTTCCGAAGCTGATTAAACATAGCTTCTATGTCAATCGGTTTTTCTTCTGCCTTTGGTTGCTGTTGTTCTTCCGGATTTATAAGTCGATAAACAAAAATTCTACTTCTTCCATCTGCCTGTAATTGTTTTCTATATATTTCTGTTCCATCTGTTTTGGGATAATAAACAGGATTACCGGACATATCTACATCTTTTGCCTTTACAGTATCAATGCCATCAACCATCTGTCCTTGCAACATGGGGATTTGTGGCACTTGTGGCATTGGTTGTTGAATTTGTGCCTGTCCGTATGGCATTGCCTGCTGATAACTATTCTGCAATTGTGCTAATCTATCTTGATACGGCTGTATTTGTTGAAATGGTTGCGCAAAATACGGATTACCATACTGCATATCTCAAACCTCCCTTGTTTTTATAACTATATTTTACAATAATAAGAGGTTAATTAACACGCCATGATAACGCCATAAATGCGCCATTTCTATGAATACAAAGAAAAGCCCCGACAATACATCGGGGCAACTTTCATAATTTTCTTTTTTAATTTTCTATTTATGCGGTCTACGGTTCTTGTACTGTACCCCATGATTTCTGAAGCTTCTGCAAGCGTTTTTTCTTCATAAACACGCAATCGGAATAACTCCTTTTCTCTGGAATCAAATCCAGCTTCACGCAAATAGAAGATTCTTTCATCTTCTGAAAAGTCTTTATAATCATCCATTCCACTGTCCTCCCTGTTAGTGGAATCAATATTTACACCGGGAAAATGCCTTTTAGGGCAAAGCCTAAAACAATACCAATTATGCCAGTTATGACATAAGCAATTATTTTGTCCTGTAACTTTCCTGGTTTTTCCATGAGTGATTTTAAATTGTCGTTCATTTCGTCAACTGTATCCTTAATGTGTCCCAGGTCATTGTTGTATAAAGCAATTTTCTGTTCCAGCGCATTGATACGTTCAAAAAAAACTCCATCCCTTTTGGAATGCTTTTCTTTCATCTCATGGACTGCACTTTCCAATTCTTTTAAGCGGTGTTCGTTGACGCACTCGTGTTCACATCCCATCGCTATTCCTTTCCATCACTCCCATTTTTAAGATATTGCTTCTACCCACCTAATTTGAAGCACCCCTGCGATACGTGGGAGGATTGACGTATCACGCACACACCATCTTAGAATCCGATAAATGGAAAAACTCCATGATTTACATAGATTTCAGTTTCGGAATCCCAGCTTCTATTCACAGAGGATTCGGAATGTGATCCTTGAAACTCAGCTCCCTGCTTTACTAGAAAGAAAAGAGCCAAATCAAATATGCAATCATAGCATTTCTCCATATCGGAATTTATTTTCTCATCACTGTAAGATGTAGGATAATTCCTTTTCTTCTTAAATGAACGAATAGCCCTCTCTGCTGAAAGAGGAATCATCCTCGCTGTTTCTGCATCATCTTCAAGATAATTTGTCAAATCTTCTATAAGCTGTTCGTCCATTTAATCACCTACCTTTGCTGAGATAAAATCTCTGATATTATTCCAGCCTTATTAGTTGCTGTCAGGGCATAGCCGTTATCACTTGCAAGTTGTCTTAACTGTGATACAGTCATATTAGACAACTCGCTTTCTGTATACTTATGTGTCGATTCGTCATAAACACTCGCTACAGATGGTGACTGGCTGTTTTCATCGAGACTATGCCCGGTTATTCCCCCGCCTTGGTACCGATAACGATACCGCCGTTAGCTTTTGGTGCAACAGGAACAAACATACCGGATGCTTTTGTCCATACTGCAACTGGGTCTGGTGTAGCCCACATGGAAAGAGTAACAAAGGAACGATTCTCTTCCTGGATAAACTGTCTGTATTCAAGTTCTTCTGGTGTTACGCCCCAAAGACCGGAACCAAAGGAACCATTTGCATTTGCTTCATACAGAGTAAATACATCTTCTTTGAAGTATCTTCCTGTTTTCAGAGTTCCGTCTGCTTTTCTGTAACGATATTTTTCATCGCAGCGATCAATTGTGATTCCGTACTCCTGCATAAGCAGATTTGTAAGCTCCTGTTTTGTCAGAAGACGTTTGTTTGCAGCTCCAAGAACCGCGGTCTGCATTGCAGTATTGCTTCTCATGTAGTTAATCATTTTAAGAGAAGTAAGAGCTTTGTTTACCACGAAACCATTGTCTTCTGCGACGGCAACCATCTTCTGGATATCACCCATGATATCTGCATCCGGTTTAGACCAGTCTGTCATTGTTACTTTTGCACTGGACGGTACGCCATAATCAATGCTCATATCCACATGATTTTCCTTGATTTTTACAATACCAGTGGAAAGGAACTGGCCTTTCATTACATTCGCCCTTGCGACTACGCCCTCAAAAAGATTGGCTGCATCATCAAATACGAATTTTTTGAGATTATTGTCATCTGGAACACCATTTTCAATCGCTTGCTGTAATCGCTCAGACTGATTGATTTTTCTCTTGATGAAAAGCTTCTCGGTCAGTACCTTTTCAAAACCAGGTCTGGAACCAATTTCTGCTTCGGTATCAAGTGCATGAACAAAAGCTACCTCTGGCAGTCTTTGTCCAGCCATAAGTCTGTAGTATTCAGCTTTCAAATACTGTGTTTTTGTATCTGGGAAAATGGTACCGAGGATACCAGGTCTTTTTACATCAAAGCTCTGGGAGAAATTAAGTCTCTCTTCCTCTGTGATTGTTTCTAATACATTAAATGGCATTTGTCATACCTCCTTAAAATACTGGGTCTTCTGTGACTACAAAAACAATTCCTGCTTTTTCAAGCTCTGTTTTTGCAGTAGTGTCAACTGTTACTGGAAGTCTCTTTTCGAGAACACGTCCTGCGACAATCACGGAAATTGGTCTCTTGGTATCATCTGTCATATCAACATCTTCAAATACAATTCCGATTGCGCCTGTCGCATTTGTTGGATATACGGAACCTGCTTTGATAATTTTCTTAGTTCCAACTGTTTCAGCATTTGTCTGATCTGCTGTGTAGGTTTTAAGCACAAGTCCGACCTCAGATTCGAGAATATTTGGAGTGGACTCATACTGCTCTGTTTTCATAAAAGCCATTATTTATATCTCCTTTACTTAAATATTTACATGGGCGTTATCGTCCGCTGATTTGGTTTCCTGGTTCATTTTTGCTGAGTAAGCTTTTGCAAATTCAGCAGCATCACTTTTCACTGTAGGTTTGCCGCCGCTACCGCCTCCTGGATTAGGAGTATTTTCCAATGCTTCTTTCTCCCAAGCTGCTTTTGCGGTATCAAGTGCTGTTTTATTTGCTTCGGAAACTCCCTTAACAAAAGTTTCGACTTCTTTCATTGCATCTTCTGGTTTCTCATACGGTGCAGATGCGTATGCTTTAATAGCACTCGCGTATGTTTCGGTTGAAAGTCCTGCATTTGCGAACATAGAAGTAATTTCACTGGTAAGGGCTTTTTTGTTGGATTCTGCAAGCGCAGCTTTCAAATCAGCTAACTCCTTATCCACTGCTTCCTTTTCTTTCTTGCGTTCAGCTTCTAGCCGTTCTGCTTCGGTCATGTTCTGCTTTTTCAACTCTTCCAACTCTTTTTCCAGGGAATCTGCTTTTTCAGCTTTTTCCTTCAGAGAAACATTTTTGTCTTTCTCTTTCTTAGTTTCAGCAGAAATAGAATCAAGAAGCTTAGAAACCTGTTCCTCGGAAGGTTCTGCAACTCCCATACCGATAAGTGCCTGTTTTGCCTGTTCTCTTGTCATTGAAATCTCCTTTCTTCCAGTCCAATACGCTTTTTCAACACGGTTCGCTCCGCACATGGTCTGTACCCGATTTACGCTCACGGGCTGTTGCAATTTATTTGATTTTGGGTATTAAAAAAGAAGCCTTAGATTTCTCTAAAACTCCTTAAATAATCGAAATTTGGTTCATTCTTCGTTAGATGGAGAATTTGCCATTGGTTCTGTTTTGGACGGATTTTGAAACTTTCCGTCAAGTAATTGCTGTGCTTTCTGCATTTCCGCTTCCGGGTCTGCCAGTTCCGGGTAAATAGTTCCCAGATACGGTAAACTCATTTCGTAGACTTTCTGCGGATCACTAAATAGCCCACAGGTAATCAGCGCAATAAGCGGATGAATTTTATTTTTAAACAGATAATCAAGTGCCTGTGCTTTTACAAGCATATTGTCTGTTGGGTTTCTGGTTATCTTTACATCAAAATCTCTGGTTGAGATATTAACATCATTTGATGTACCACGGATAATATTCAGAATAATTCTAGCAGATTCCTTTTCAGCTTCCTTGGTGAATGCTTCTACCAATTTTGCATCTCTCTCTGCAAAGTCCCATCCATTGCGAAGGTATACAGCATTTCCTGTATCCCCTCCGCTATTGCTTTGGCGGTTTGGCATTGCTTCTACAATCAGCATATTATTGTAGATATCATCCTTCGCAATCTGGCTCTCTGACTGGTTCAGTTCAGCGGTCATCAGTTCAACATCTGACTGACAGCCATTTCCAGTATCTTTAACAGAGATAGCACCAAGTTTTACCATTTTCAAAAACTCGTTTTCATCTATCTCGCAGTTTTTAAACTTCATAAAGGCTTGCACAAACTGTTCCACGCCATTTAATCTATCAGACTGATATTTATTAATTGCATCAAATAAGGTGATTGCAATTTCAACATCTGAAAGTCTGTCGTGATTATTCGGACATTCAACAATAGGAATGCCACCAAAACCATTGATGCCGTAGTTAGTCACTTTTCCATTCTTGATTTCAAAAAACTGGTTCTTTGAATAACATAAATAATATTGCTGTTCATCTTCATCTTTTAAAATCTGCACGGAAAGCATTGGTTTCCCATTTCTCTGTGAGTATACAATGTAACAATCACCAGGATATGGAATAAAGATTCTAAACGGTGGTAAATCTCCGTTTTTTGTCCAGTCCTCTTCTTTCAGAATAGCCTTATAGGAAGTTCCTGTTGCACTCTGATATATTGCCCTTTGGATGTTTCTTGCATCTGCATTGGCTTCGTCCAAATAGTCATTCAGAAGGTCAACTTGCTCATTTATTTTTTCATCCGCATTTTTCTTTTTGCATACATATTGGATTGGCTCCCCACAAATCTGTCCAGCTTTAAATTTTACAGTTTCAAATGCGTGATTTTCAACCACTCTGTTATTAACTTCTGGACGGACTATTTTATTTCGGTATAATATCGGCTGATCGCCTTTCATGTACCGATACAAGTAATCAATCAATGTTCGGTTTCTATTATGTATGCCAATTGTATCTGAAACTACTTTTACTACATTTTGTGGAGTGATTCGGTCAACGCCTGTGTAGGCTACTTTTCTACCGAATTCTCCTCGGCATAAATCTACAAAATTCATTGTATTTCTCACGAGCCGAACCATCCTTTCTACAAAATAAAAAGCACTGGATATTTTAATCCAATGCTCTACTTTATATTTTACACATATTAAAAGTATTTTTCAGTATATTATGGTATCATCTTTCGAAACCTTTTATCTTTTTTACTTCTGCTATGGCTTTTAAATGCTTTTTTTTAATGTGAATCTCTGAATAACCCATCTCGTCTGCGATACGAACCAATGATTTGTACTCAACATAATGCTTAAATAGTATGTTGTACAGCAACGGGTCTTCAACCTGTTCTATGGTTCGGACTATTTCCTGTTTTTTTTGTAAAAATTCGGATATCATTTTTGAAATCTCTTCTCGCAGATCAAATATCTTTGCAACCATATCTCCCATCGGATCACGTTTTACAGAAGTTTGTACCTTTTCTCCAACAGGGATTGCAGATACACTTGTGGAAAGAGAACTGAGCTGTTCTTCTTCGATAAGCTTGTTTTTGATTCTGTTATCATAATTTTCAATCTGGCGTAAATATTGAGTTGCAGTCATCATATTCTATCTCCTCCCCCAAAGTGGATTCTGTGTTGCTGTTACTGTTCCAACTCCGCTTCCATTTTTTAAGAATACTGCTAAGCTAGCGAGTGAATCCGGTGCGTCATCGTGCTTATTTTTTCCTGTCATTGTGAATGAATAGACATTATTCATAAATTTTCTATACTCTGCATTTTGATATCCAGTATCAAGAAAATAAAATTTTCTAATGTTTTCAGCATTATCCCAAATTCTCTGTTCTTTTCTCACTGCTGATTTAGGTGCGTGTCCACCATTATTCAAAATCATTTGTTGAGCATATTTAGAAGTAAGATTAGTTTGATACCTTTGCTCCTTCAACTTTCCTTCTACTTCATCTTTATACCCTTCGCCGCCTGCATTGGCTTCAAAAAAAGCATTCGTAACTTTATTATTGACAATTGCTGATACAACTTTTGGCATAGTAAATTTCTTTTCAGAGTTATCAAATACTACTTCGTGTATATATACGGAACCATCTTCATATACATATGCTACTGGCATTGCAAGGTAATCACTACCGCCAAGAGCCACGTCGCAAGCCGAAACTACTTTCAATGGTTCTTCATCTGGCAGTTGTCCATTATAAAAATTCATATGTTGTGCATTAAATAAAGCTCCATCTCTTTCAATAGGTTCCTGCTGATACTGTGCTAACCATCCTGCCATATCATCGTTTTCTTCAAATTTAGAACGAATAGTACGATAATATTTTGTACTGAATCCAACTCCGTAATCGTAGTCAAAATTGCTCTCATCAGTTTCTGGATCAAGAGCTGGAATTTTAAGAACATCATATCTAATGTGTTTTGCTTCTGGATTATTCTGAAGAAATGATAGTCTGTCCATATACAAATCATGCAATGACCAGATAGTACCATTTAGAATCAATTTACATTGTTCTTTCTTTCTCGACATTACATTGTTGTCAAACACAATTTGCTTTCTTCTTAGAATATCTGGATTTAATACATCTTGAATACCTTCCAGGATATCATCGAGAATCAGCCAACCATATGCGTCATACTCACCGTTCAAACCAGATTCCAAACCTTTTCCAGATAATGTCGCATATTTTTTCTTTCTTTCAAGGTCTACTTTGTGGTTCTTTGCATCCGTTCTGGCTATTTTTGAATGAAATACATCTTCATGACAATATGTGGGGTCAGTCCATATTTCCATAACTCCATCTAGGAATGCGCCGCCAAGTCCTTCTTTATATGTAACATAGAGGTTGCTTATCTCTGAATCTCTTGCACAATGCCATGCGGTTCCAACAGTAATAATTTGCGATTTACCAGTTCTGGCTGGCTGATGCAGAAACAATTCGTCAAGTTCATCTTCTTCAAGTGCTTGTAATTTATCTACTACTTTTTTCAATGTTCTGCGTCTTGGTAAATAGAACCGTTCTTCTGGTTTTCTATCTTTTTCTATATACATGGCATATGAATCAAGCAAATGTGGTGATTCCAATAATAAATACTGCCAGTAGATATCGTCAAAGTCACCACTACCAGTTAATGCAGCACACTTCTCTGCTATGTTATGTGAGTATTGACTTACTTTCATAGCCATTTTCCGTGCTTCTTGATTCTTGTTGAAAGGAAGGTCAATATTCATGTTTAAGAGCAAATCAAGGCAATCCTTTTGGTTCTGATAGATTGTCATGTCACTACTGATAATTTGATTCAGCACTGCCCGATACCATTCAAGCGAGCCTTCTGTAATTTTTCCCATAAAAATAGAGCCAGACCTCCTTTCTTTTTAGAATTTAGTCTGGCTCTCATGTGGCTCTCTGACTGATTTATTTATTCTTCTCAATAATAATTACTTGACCTTCGAAACCAAAATCAGTTGACTGGTCAAATGTATGTGTTTCGGCTGATTCGTTATCTCTCATTGGTCGAGTAAGATACCACAAATCATCGTCTTTCCATGTGATTTCTTCCAGTTTTACACCTGGTTTTAATTTTATTGTGGTTGTTCCACCCAAATTCTTTGTTGTCGATTGACATGCTGTTAATCCAAACAGCATCATTGATAATAACGCAGCAAAAAATATTTTCTTCATAAACTCTCCCTTTCCTTCTTTACTGGCCATTCAAAGCCAAAATCTGAACGTTTGATTTTGCATTGTGGGCTTCCGTCTTTCCAGAAAACTAATCCCTCTATCTCGTGTTCAGAAAGATATTTCTTGATTCCCTCAAATGTACGCTCGACTTCAACGATGTTGTTGCCATGTCTTATTAAAGAATCATAATCGTCATAATATGGATTGCCTTGAAAATGCTTTCCAACAGCTTCATATGTGCCATCTGGTAATTTACAACCTTGATTTGTCCACATTGAAGTTACATAATACGCTTCTACAAACCACTTATCAGACGAATTATTCTCATCAATCTTTACCCATCCCGGCCAATGACCTGTAATGGAATCTGGTTCACAACAAGGGATAAATCCTTCTGGCGGTGTTTTTCCTTTCTTGCAGTCATATCTTTTATAATATTCTCCGTCAATTATCGCACAGCAAGAACCATCATATTTGACCGTTGCAATCCCTTCTCCTTCAAGTACCCATTCCATACCCGGATGCACTTTTGGAAGAACCTTTACAACCTTATGGTCTTTGAATTCTCGCTCAAATAATGTTGGTATCTTTTTCATTTGCTCACCATCTTTCTTTTTGATTTCAAGTATTTTCTGTATTTGCGACTGTATTTCCGAAGAATTAAATCGAGCATAATGCTATTTGTCTGTTCTACATTTTCTGACATAGTTGTGAGATATGGATAATCTTCTCTATCATCTACTAATGTCTTGAAAATCAAGTCTAAAGCAAACTGAGCACTGATAGGTGGGTCGCACAGTTCAAAGTCTTTATCCTTGTACCACTCATCAATTTTCTTTTGGAATCCATCAAAGGATATTTCTTCGTTCCATATCATACGTTCACCTCAAACTCTTTCTTGCAATTACTACCCTTACATTTCAGTTTCAGGTGCTGAATCTTCGTGTTTGGGCTAATCAAAAGTGCTTTCTTCTGGCAAAAAGGGCAACAGGCGTATTTCACTCCATTGATATTCCTCAATAATGCCTGTCCATTCCACGGCTCGGGTGGGTTCATGTATTCAGAAAAATCTATCCCTTCGGATTCTAATGCTGACTTAATGCTCATTTATGCTTTCTTACTCCTTTTCGCCATGCAATCTTGCGCTTTTTTGGGATTCCATGTATTTTTCGGAAATTGTTCTGGTTTATTCGATTTGGGGCAACTAGTGTCCAAAATAGTTCATTACTTAATTTACATTCAAGTTCAATACTTAACGGCTTGCCTATGCTACAAAGTGTGCCGTCCTCATTTCTGTGAAGAATACCGCCTTCGATAACAGTCCCATCCGAAATTGAAATCCCTGCTATTTCTTCAATCACTTCACCATTACATGTAAAGAAATGCTTTAATTCGTCTTTCTCGCCCATATCAGCACATCCCTTTGTTTTTCCTTAAATTAGCGTATCGGTCAACCAATGTGTCAACAGTAACAGTTAACTCGTTGATTCTAATACAGTCATCCTGGTGGCGTTGTTCATACCATTCTATAGATGGATGACCAGTATCTACATTTTCAATTCCATCAATCGGAATCTTCCAGTTATCATTTTCAAGAAGCTTTTGGTTAATTGTCTCCGATAAAGCTTCATAGTCCAGGATTATATGCTGCTTCTTCTCACATTCTTCAGATAGTCTCACAACCTCTTTTTTTAGCTGTTCCTCTGTCCAGTTTGCCATATCCTCAAATTTCATATTTACCACCTCTGTCTTCGAAAATTGTTTCTTCCAAGCATAAATTTTTCGGCTGAAAAATTATCCTCTACATCAATATGTGCTTCACGGTCTTGCACCTCATATCCGTTTGGAGTTAATTCAAGTTTTGCAGTATATTGAGCGCCACAATTGGTGCATTGCCATGTCACATTTAAAAAGATTTCTTTTTCTCTAAAAGGTTTTGCGTAATCGGAATTTTCGCATTTCAATATTCCACCGCAAACAGGACAATTGCGTTTATCAAGTAAATCTAGCATTCAAATTCCCTCTTCTCCCTGTGCTTCATCTGACAAGCAATCATTTTAGCTATGTTTTCACGTTCCTGTTTTATGCCATGACCTTGCCGGAATAGCTCACACTCAAGAATATTCCCGCAGTTTGAACATTCGTCTTTTATTTCTTTACCGCATACTTCAATCATTTTCATCACCACAGTAAATCAATAAGTAATTTGCAATTTTTCTAAGATCATTTTTCCCATACAGACGAATTCCATCTTTCAATCCTCTGTCAATCAGCCAATCTACTAATTTCAAAGGTTGCTTAGGAGGTTCACCATCCTTTGGGGATGTTGCTTCTTTATTGGACTGAATCGTAATTCCATACCATAAATGACGATTCCAGTATTCTAATGCTTCTTGGCTGCATCTTTTTTCTAACTCCGAAAAAACTTTTTTGTAATCGGATAAATCTTCTGCCATTTTCTTTACTTCTTGTTCAGTCATCTCCTATGTCCTCCCAACATTCACAACTATCATCCAGGCATCTAAAGTCTGCACAATGTTCACTGTCACCATTGAAGCAAACCCATGTGAATCCATCGTGCTTTCTGCAATCCTTACAACATTTTTCTTTCATAAACTACCTCGATTTAGAAAAATCCAGTGTGCCGACTTGAACGGCATAAATCTCCCAACGAGAAACACTGGAACTTTAAGGGGGAAAATGCAACTTCTGGCAATGGCAATTTGCCAGATAGAAACAACAGGAATCGAACCTGTGTCACATGATATTCAATATCATTGCTCTACCACTGAGCTATGTTTCATATCCCGCCTGTCACGGACAGTTCTTTTCAAAATAACTGGGATGGGTTTCACTTTTTTGCTTTCATTCAACAGTAATACAATTGTATCTTTCCGAATTGATTGTGTTTTCCATAGCTTCAATCGGATTGTATCCAAGATTCTGCAATACCTGTTTGAATACTGTTACCGACTGACCACTTGCAAGTTGCACACCTTTTCTTGTAGCATCTGCATGGAATACGTCATGTCTGCTGTTTACATTCCAGAAGATAACGTTTGGAATAACATATCCGGCTTTATGGAACTTGTTTGCCATCTTATCATAAAATGACCAATCACGATTTCCACAATAATCAATTTCCATATCAGAAATTACGACAATAGCTTTCGGCATTTCTTCTTGTGAAATATTATTTTTTTCTGCTATATCAAGCACTTTTTCAAATGCAGCTTTAAGGTCTGTACTATTGCCCCAATCAGCCCTTTTAGCATTATTGATTTTCTGTGAAAGGGTTTCACCCTTTAAAACAACTGTTTCTGGATTACTGGAAAATGTCATAAACAAATTGTGGTATGCCCCAACATTTCTTTCGGCAAAGTATATTGCCAATCCGATTGATGTTGCCATTGGTCTTCCATACATTGAACCGGATACATCAGCCATAATCAAAGCATTAGTTCCATGTTCAACATAATCTGGAAGTGCTTTCCATTGTGCTTCTAAAACTTTATTATTTTCTCTTCCGTAAAGAATCTTCTCTACAATATCGTATGGATACAAAGTTGAAGCGTTGATTTTAACTTCTCCTTTATCAACCTTACTGATAAACTCATTAAATCCATCTGGATCATGTTTTGCAAAGGCTTTACGATAAATCATCATTGCGCGGCTCGGAACTTCTGGATATTTAATCTCATTCCATTTGCCGGCAGACATAAGGCTTTCAACAACACCGATCTGTTTTCTCATGCTACGAACAATCCTCTTGAAGTTGTAGACTGGATAACCCAACTTCTGTGCAGTCAAGATTCCTAACTTCCTAGTTTCTCTGCTACTTGCATCAGCGGTCTTAATCCATTTAGCAAGTAAAGAAATCGCTTTTCCCTCATTAAGATTTTTCAAATCTTCCTCAAATTGTTTCTTCATAGATTTCCACATGTCATCTTCAAGTGGTGTTTCAATCAGTTCATACAGATCATCGTATCTCCCGAATACTCCAATCAAATCAAGATTCGGTCTGAGTGCTTCTGGATGATGTTCAGCCATGTAACGGATAATGGTTCGAAAAGTTTTTCTCTCTCCAAGCCCACAACGAATATCTCTTGCATAAAAAACAATCTTTGTGGCAAAAAGTTTATCTTGTGCAAATGCTTCTGAGAATAAAGTGGTGATTCTATTTTCATCAGCTTCTCTCAATGCACCAATAGTTCCGAACAGGTCAAGTCTTGCATCGCTTGTAGTATTCAGTGCAACTGCTCCGTTTTCGGTTCTTGTAAACTTGCTTTCTTGTTTCATTGCGTTTGCAAAATCCATGTTTTTTCTCCTTTCAGGACACGAAAAATATAAAATATACGAATTAGATTTTATTTAAGTGAGTTGCTGTAAGCGTCCCATAAATTTCATGATGCTTTTAGGTTTCATAATTAACAGTTATGCCCAAAATGATTGCTGTAAGCATCACATAATTGCCCCGACAGGATTTGAACCTATAAAATTATTTGCAGTGAAGAACACAGACATGTTCCGTCGGTTTTCCGTAACCGATAACCGGGGCAGTGACGAGAGATGGATTCGAACCACCAACCTATGCCTTGTAATGGAGTAAATTGCTGTTATAGTCACAAACATGACTAATATTCTCATTGCTCTGTCCAATTGAGCTACCTCGTCTAAAAACCAACAATAGCTATGCTAAAGTAAGATATCCTATCTACACCTGGTAGATGGAATTGCAGGAGACGGATTCGAACCGCCGTTCTCAAGGATATGAGCCTTGCGAGATTCCACTTCTCTATCCTGCCGGAACCCGGAAAAACCGGGTTAGCAATAGGTTTATCGTGTTATGCTTTCCACTATCTACAAGTTTTAGTGCTGTAGATTCACTGGATATTTTTATGCGTCTTTGAACGGCATCTCTTGAAAACTCCTTTTATTAACGTGCGCTGCGTTAATGTTTTTAACTCCGAGATATACCAGCCGGGAAATCAGATCCATTTAGGCTACGCCGTATCGCACCTATAAATTTACCTAATCCACACGCTCAACTGGAAGTTTTTTCCACCCATATTACGGATGAATGGCATTTAGAAGAAATAGAAGCTCTGGGATTCGAACCCAGGACTTACGACTTATGAGGCCGTTGCTCTTACCGCTGAACTAAGCTTCCTAAGATACCAGAAATAAGCCCGCCATAGATTTATTTCTGGCACTGTTGCAGTTCTTGACCGCCAGCTGCAACAAAGGTTTTCTGAAACGCTTTTAGATTCCAGAAAAGAGTGTTATAAAATGAACTTGCGGCGTTAGCAAAACCGCAAACTGGGCTAACTGGATTCGAACCAGTAAATGCAGCAGTCAAAGTGCTGTGCCTTAACCGTTTGGCGATAGCCCATCAACCCCGGCGCACCATTAAAACCGGGGAAGTCGTGATATTAAGCTAAACAAGTATATAAACTTTCCGCTCTTACTGATTACTCTTTTCCAGGAGGGAAATTTTCTTTTTCTAAATATTCAATAATTCCTGGCGTATTCATCAATAAGAGCTTCCGCTACTCTGGATGCCTCGACTTATCACTTTCATAGGCTTTCCCGAACCTACATGGATTAAGCCGAAGTGGTGCTTTTATGAATTTAACCCTTTCGATTAACTCAATCGGGATAATTCCAATTGGAATTGGTAAATACATTTGTCACCTCGTGCAAATTAAGAAAATATTCAGTGCAAAACATATTTCTAAGCAAATGCAGAATAAAATCTGTATTACGCTTGTCTTTCCTTCTTCGTCCAGTATAGCCAAAGTGCCGGCAAGAACCAGAACGAAAAATGCAAGATTTACAGCTGTTCCAATTACATTAAGTGCATTCATTTTCTTTTTCCTCCCCGATTAAGAAGTCCAGAATTTTTTCTGCAATCTCTTCCTCTGGCTCAAATGGCATTCCACAGTAATTGTAGGATTCTAAAGCTGATTTTAGGCTTGCTTTGAATCCATGGTAAATTTCTCCGTGTTGTAGTAGTTCGTGCCTTAAAACCGAAATTGCATCAGTAATTGATTGAGAAGTGACACTAATTTGTGCCAAGCACTCCATCTCAATGTCTGGAACAGCCGCCATTTCAAATTCAAATACCGGAATTTCGTCTACAGCTACATGGAAATCTATTGATCTCACTCTCGGAACTTTATTCCCATCAATAAAACATTTTGTTCCACGCCAATCATAGGGGTTGGGGGTTGTGATTTTTACGACACTCATCCCTCTTCCACCTCCCCGAAATATTTCTTGAAAAGCTTATGGTTGTAATACCACAGATGTTGCATCACAAAAATTTTATCAATACATTCCAAGTCATAATACATCACTCTGTACTCAGCGGTTCTGTCTCCGTTTTCATCAGCACTGTAACCAGCTAATTCAGATTTTGATTTTGCGCCAAACCACCTACCGTTCTTTGTAACAAACAAAGAAAGATTTCCATATTCACAAACATATGTGGCAGTTTGAGTATCATACAATCTTCCATCAGCTAATATTGCTTTTGCGTGAATTGGCTTTACCAGTTTCCGAATTGCCTGGGATTCCTGTCCAACATTTTCGTAATCATGTCTGATTTCAGAAACGCCTTTTTTATTTTTTGAGAAAAATTTAAGCACGTCTTTTCCTCCCGAAATATTCATCAACTGCCTGTCTCACAATATCCGATACGCTCCTGTCTGTTCGGTTCTTCTCTTCCAGGAGCCTTTTTTTCTGTTTTTCGGAAAATCGGATGCGGATGGATTCGGATTGTGGGTTTGGTTTCATAAGCATTTACCTCAACTTACAATTTCAATTGGATATCCTAAGTATGCTTCCAACTCTGAAACAGTCAGTTTGCGTGGTTTCTTTATTTCAACATAAGCACGCTGTATGATATTGTCTGTTGTCTTTGCAATGGCTTTTCCTGTATAGCTTTCAAGCTCTTCGTTTGCATATACATTCAAATGTTCATACCCATATGCTCGGCACCATCTTGCAGCTGAATCAACAATTTTTCTTAGTTCTTCTTGCTCATCACCAAATAACTCCGAATATCTAACCGCTTTGTTGAAATCACTCGAACTTACTTCATAAGGAGCCACAACATGTTTATATGGACTTCCAATAAAATGAAAGTATCTATGTGATTCCATTGCTTTTTGGCCTTTTGGCAAGTTGAATCCTTGAGCTATTGCTTTTTTAAGCAACTGTTCTGATTCAACATTGTTTTCTGTAACAATGCATTTGTTTGTAAAATCAATCATCTTTATCCCCCTCTAAAAGTTTATATAGCGTGCTTCTTGAAACTCCCATAATCTCGGCAAATTGTACCTTTGTTATTTCCCCTCTTTGCCAGCTACGTTTAGTTTCTTTGAAAAGTTCCTTATCTATCTCTTTTTTGGCACGGCCTTTGTATTTGCCCTGGGCTTTTGCAATTGCAATACCTTCTTTTTGACGCTGCCGAATATTTTCTCTTTCTCTTTGTGCTACATATGAGAGAAGCTGCAAAACTATGTCTGCGATCAGTGTTCCTGTCAAGTCTTTGTTCTGCGTAGTATTAAGCAACGGCATATCCTGTACAATAATATCCGCTTCAATCTCTTTTGTGATTTTTCTCCATTCAGCAATAATCTCTTCGTAGTTTCTTCCAAGTCGATCAATCGAATGGATTACCAGAATGTCACCTTTTTGAAGAGAAGCAATCATTTTCTGATACTCTGGGCGATTGAAGTCTTTCCCAGATTTTTTATCCATATAAATTTTCTCAACACCATCTGCTTTCATTGCTTCAATCTGTCTCGCTTCGTTCTGATCTGCTGTTGAAACTCTTACATATCCTACTTTCATATATACACGCTCCTGTTTCTTTATAAAACAATTATACACTATAATGTGTGTGCTTTCAATAGCTTTTTACACGTTTAAGTGAATTTTAATTGATTTTTATAACATTTGCGTTTATTATGTGAGTAGGAGGTGTTTATATGGTATCTCAAAAAATTAAGCAAATAATGAAAATGAAAAAAATTACAAATATTCAAGTTGCTGAACATCTTGGAACTTCACCACAAGCACTAGCTAACAAGTTTTCCAGAGAAACGCTTTCTGCATATGAGCTTATAGCCATCCTTGACTTTCTTGGTTGTCAAATTTCTGTTGAAGCATTTCCAGATATCATAGTAAAATTTAATAGCAATGATCTGAAAAGAGAGCCTTAATGGTTCTCTTTTTTTATGGGAGGCTGCACTTTAGGGTGTCCTCCTTATCTGTGTGACTTCCTTTCTAAATCAAATAACTCATTATCAAGTCTCTAATAATTTGTGAAATACTTTTTCCAGATCGAAGAGATTCCTTTTCAAGAAGCATTCTCATATCATCATTTACTCGAACTCTTATTGAATCTCCCTTAGGGTCTGTAGTTGGTCTCCCTTTTGTCATATCATCATTCCTTATATATGTAGGACAAAACACAATAGGTTCTTTATTCGGGCTACTCATTCAGCCTGTATAGAGTTTTATATATACCCCCTCCCGGTCATCCAGTGCGGACGCTGGCAAGTCAGCCCACCGCCCCATGGGACCCGCTGCCCTTGCCTGGTCGCTGTTTATCGCAGGCCTTCGGCAGTAATCAAGGGAATGCTATGCAAAATCTATTGTAATATTGCACAAAAAACAGTGTTTTATAAAATGTCTTTTTAGGGTGTACCCTATTTAAACATTACGTATCACTAGATATAGAATCCGTTTTCTCGCAATCACAACATATAGTATTTTTACTGCTATAACTCCGGCTTTTCCATCTCTGGAAGCTGCAAAGCTGCTTTATGCTTCTCTGCGATCTGCTGGGCGGTCTGCTGTGGTACGCCGTATTGCTGCGCGGCTTGCACTGGTGCAGTTTCTGCCATGCCGTATGCAGCTTTTGCAACAAATATCAAATTCGCATTTGTTCCGGTCTGGTTATGTAGTCTATTAATTGCACAGTTTTTGCAAATATCAAACCATTTTTTAGCCGTGTCACCATGTGAAGAGTTTGTTCTATACACTCCATTCATCCAGTCAGTAAACGTTGTACGATTAATCCCAACTAAAAAGCTAAATACTTCTAGGGTTGGTAATACATGATATTTACTGCATAATCTCACATAAGTATTAAACATTTTATCTAATAGCTCTATATTGTCATTACTTGGCTTTTGTATATGATCTGCAATATAGAAAATCATATCTACAAAGCTATCTGATACCTCTTTCTTATAGTTTTCGTTATCTGGTGATATACATAATACAGTATTTATATATTCGTCAGCATATATATTAATATTATCTAAATAAATATCTACGTCTTGTACATTTACTGTATTATCTTTCATATTATCACCTCACTTTAACACGTTAATTTTCAAATAAAAAAAAGAGAATGTCACCAGGTAAAGCTTATTCCCGGAAAACTTCCGGGTGTTCGGGTACATTCTCTAAAACTCAAAATAAAATATTCTGTTTTCTTTGTTGCCGATACCTTAACACAGTTTTTAATATCTTGTCAAATTTAATTTTGCATAAAATAAAACACTTTATTTTGTCAATAATTAATAAATAATAATTAGGGTATTATATTATAATCTTTATTTATATTTATATCTTATATATTATTATACGGTACTGTATAGCATATCTTTTAATAAACTCCAGCTTTAGGAATCTAGGAAGGGCAGAGAATAATTATATAATTATATATAATATAAGGGCGACTATATTTTCACAGATTTGCATAATAAAAGCCAGACCTTCCAGGAGTTTCTATCCGGCGTGATCTGGCTTGTTATGCGTGTTATTTAATTAACGATTCTGTGTACTTTCAGCCTCTGCCCTTCCTGAGTTCCGTCAGCTCTCGTTATCTGATAGCCTAAAGAAGTTTTAGAAAAATGTCAAGCAGTATTTAAAAAAATATTTCTCTTGACAACTTACGAAAAACTATGTTATTTAAATATTAACAGGCTCGGCGGCGGTCTGTACTCTGTCCATAGCCGCCATAAATAAGCATTTTAAAAGCCCCGGGATTAATTCCTAGGGCTTTATTTTATTGACAAAAAAAACATGTATATTAATGGGATTACTCTTTTTTAACTGTCTTTATTATACATTATTTATTAATGTATGTCAATAACTTTTCTTCAAATTCTTTTGTTGTTTCGTCTGGAAGATATTCTAATAAATAACCGGGCTGACACTCCAATATAGTACATATTTTATTTAGTGTATCTTGCGTGACAAGTCGATCATTGCGGAGCTGTTGCAGCTGGCTTTCTGTAAATATCTTATTTTTTCTTATTAAATAGGTTGTAATCCCCTTTTCTGCCATCATATCAATTATATTTCGTTTATATTTAATCATTTTCATATCTCCTTACATTCTTATTATATATAGAAATATAATAGCACTTTTATGCACTATATTTCAATGTACAACATGCACAAAAACCGTTTTCAACATACTCTTTAATTTAGTGTATAATGTCAATGGACATACATTATAATTTAGTGTATTATATAACCATCAACAGAGAACACAAGAAACAAACAACCGGAACCGCCCGAACCACTCAAGCCAATGAGGACATAAGGAAACGGACTGATTAATTGAAAAACTCTAGTTCCCTTGTTTATCGGAAAAAGTTATTTCCAGATTACAGCCAACAGCGGCGGCAATCTCTTCAAGTTCATTTAAAGAAAAGTTGTTTCTTTTATACTTGTTGTAAAGGTTAGCAGTTCCGCAGCCTAAACGCTTCGCAAGCTCTACAGTGTTTATATCTTTTTCCAAAAGTAATTTTTTAATGATTTTTGTACCGTCCATTTTTTCACCTCCTGGAAACAGGATAACACTAAAAAGTATCAAAAGTCAATTAAAAAATAATATAATAGCGCTTGACAGTATTACTATATAGTGTTATTATAATACTAGAAAGAAACATTACAACAAAATAAAAAAAGCCCGGCGATCTTCCAAACCAAACCGGGCACCAAACTAAAAAGAAAGGCACCCCTATTATAACAGGGGAGAAGGTAAAAAGCAATGTTAAAAACAAATTCAAAAGAAGTTATGAACAGAATTAAAAAGGTTATCATGGACAGCTACGAAGCAGCCGAGGAATATTATACATTTGACGGCTCCACAATGAAAACAGAGTACAACGATATCTGTAAAGATATTATGAACATGTTTTACATTGAAAAATTACAGTTTGATAACAGATACAAAGCCGGAAGAATTAGTAAAGCTGATTTGTTCATGGATTGGATGCAGGGCTTACCGTCAGCTTTTCCAGTTTCTAACGATATTTTTTTAAACAGTGCTGTTGATTTTCTCGGCGATCTCCTGGACGAGACAGAAACAGAAAAAGAAAAATTTACAGATGAACAGGCAGAAAAAAGAGCCGTGTATCTTCTGTACAGAGAACTTGAAAAACACGCAAAAAAGGCATAAATAACTAACTTTTATATCAATCCGGGGAACTTTCCCCGGAAGTCTTTAAAATAAAATCAGGAGGATTAAAAACATGATAAAAATTGACATGTGGTACAATGACAAAAAGGAGCAGGCAACTGGGCTTGATATCTGGTTTAATGATTTAGGGTGTTTTTACTCTGGAAATATCAAGATTTTTGGTGATATTGTAGGCGATTATTACGCCGACAGCGTGCAAGAAATTTGTAAAGCGTTCCCGCATCTGGAAGAGAAAATAAACGCTTGTTTGAATTAAATAAACAATTTCCGGGCGGGGCTTTCTCGCCTGTTTTCCTAATCAAATGGAGTTCTAAAACATGAAATATCATTATATAGCAATTTCAACACGCACAAACAATAAAAACTTTGCGTCTGTTCTTCGAGTCTCAAGCTCTGATAATTTATTATTTTCCTTGCAAATCCCCGGCATTACTTCCGCGAATATTTGCAGTACAAAAAAAGAAGCGGAAAAAGTCGTTGATTTTTGGAACAAATGTTACAAGAAAAATAAAACTTTTGGAGGGCTTTAAAATGGTAACAATCATGAAAGCCACGCAAGCGCAAACAATCACCGCCATAAAAAGCGGCGACTTCTCCGTAATTGATACGATCAACAGAAAATCTGAAAAGGAAGCAATGGAAATCTTCAAGGCTGTTTCCGATGGAGCTATTAAATTAGCTTATTGGGATATGCCCTCGGTAAAGCGCCGGGATGGTAAAAGGTCTATAATGCGGTACGCCTTGCACCGATCGACGAAAAATGTGGACTGTTTACAACTTTCCTGTATGGAGCTTATCGGGAGCGAGATCATCCCCACAAGCGACAGACAATTCAATATTAAAGATGATTACGACCGCCGGGAATTTTTCCGCAGTCTTCCAGCTGTTACAAAAATGACTTTAAATAATAGGGCGCGTCTTTTTATATCCTGGCTCCCAGGGTGAAGGGAAGAAAGATAAAAACATGAGTGATAAAATATTTAATAAATTAATAACACTTTCTGTTGATGAGCTAGACAATTACATAGAATTTTTAGAAAGTATTTATTCCCCGACTATTACTGGGAAAGAGATTGATAAAAAAACTATGGAATATTTAGGTATAACTGATTGATTTTTTACCGCTTCCCGGTATCCAGCCCGTCGGCACGTTCACGGCGTGCAAGCGGTTTTTTGGCATTCTGCCAGATACACCTTGCAAAGTTAATATAATAAGTCAATCAATTAACGCGCTATTTTATCCGTAAATCGTTTTTTATGCTGTTAATGGTGATTTATGCCACGTTTGCATTATAAGCCGTTTATGAGCCTTTAAAACGCTTTATAGTGTGTTGTATGGTTTATTGACTGTCTGCGGCTATGGGTGTATAATAGCCTTGTATAGCTATGTTCGGCTATGCTTTATTTGTGTACCTTTTCAATTGGCGCATTGTGTCCGCTTATTTGTGCCGGCTTTGCGTTGATCTGCCGAAGCTGTCCGGGCTATATAACAATTATGGCTACAACAACTATATTGCAATACGCTTGTATAGCACCATATTTGCCATTTTAAGGCGTTTTATAACCGCAGTCGATAAAGTATAGGCTAAATACATTAAAAGCCATTAAAGACGCATTTAGCAAGACTATTATTGTATTATTCGGTATTCTTTGTTATGGCTTATTATTCGTGGTCGGTTGCTTTTTATTTGCCACAACTACGGCTGGCGGTCTGCTTCGTTGGTGTTCAATTGTTCCGGGTGGTTTCCTGGCTTCATCAGCTCGGCGCTGTATCGGTTCCCGGTGCTGTCCCTGGTTGATTTGTGCCGGCGGAAAAGTCGCAACTGTTCAAGGTTTCAATAGTTGCAACTAACTTGTGAATGATTCTTAAATTTCAACATCATTTTGGAATCCGAAAATCAAGGAAATCCAGAAAAAAAGTGGCAACCATAAAAATTCTCGCATTTTCTAGTTACCACTTAATTTTTAATTTTGCACAAATATTTCTATAGCGTAAAGTTTTAAATGATTCAAAATTCACAATTTATTTAATCCTTCTTTCTTCCGTGTTCCATATCTTCTGTGGGATGATTTCTCTAAACGTTCCGTCCTCTTCATTTGGGACTTGGAAAGTTTCTTCTTTCTCTGGTAATTATCAGTCGTTGTTCCCATTCACGCTCTCCTTGTTAATCTTCTGATTCCTGGTTTCAAAATTTATAATCTCCGTGTCTGTTTCTAATTCTTCCGGGATTCTTCCAACAATGATAACTCGCAGTGGCTTCAATCTCCGTTCCATCTCCTTGAAACCAACGCAAAATTCCAACCGTGCTGCCTTGCTTTTTACTCTTCCATTGGTGCAACAGGAAACTGTGCTTCCCTCTGGTAGCCCATCAAAGCACCAGTCCCAACAGTATTCTGGCAGTATGTTTACGTTCGGAATTACCGGAATATCATTCAGAATCATGTAGTGAGCCAGTGCATGATTGCGGTATTTATTCCACAGGCACATTACCAGTGGCATTCCATTCTTGCCTACCGATATGCTGAAATCTGGCATAATGACTGCATGAAAACATTTTAAATGCTCCATATATTTGTCTGGCTGATTCCATAATCTTTGAAACTGTACATCGTCCACGTAGAAGTTTACATCCAGTTCCCGGTGTTTCTTTATCTTTCTACTGAAGCTCTCTGCAAAGTCTACAGTATCTTTGCCAGGATGGATAAAAGTCTTTGGAATTTTCGGGATTCCGTACTTACCACCAAGGTCTGCATCCGTGATTAAAAACTCTTTCATTACGTCATAAGCTGTATGTATCATTGATTCCACTCCCATTTTTTCTCTTATAGTGCTAAAAAATACTTATATTTGAAAAATACCATATCTTGTGTCTTAATGCAAGTTTTCCTACTAAATATCTTGTGTTGTTCTGGATGTAGAGTTAAAATCATATCGTCAGAACGGCGCAAGGGAAACCCCCATTTTTCAATGCTTCCAGACCTTAATTGAAATGTTAGTGTTGCACATGTAGCCGCCAACGGTTCCACGGTAATTTTTTCAAAAAGTTCATTGACAATCTGCCTGTTAATGTCTTTTGGATTAACGCCCTTAAACTTTTCTAACTGTTCTTTAATAGCTTTTAACTGCGCATCTTCTGGCTCTTTGACTTTGACATTTTGAAGTTCTCGAATACGGTTCTCAGTCTGTTTTATTTGTTTCATATATTCTTTATTTCTTGAAACAAATTCATCATCAGATATTTTTCCATCCAGATTATATTCCAGTATTTTTTCACGTTTTTGTTTTAACAGATCAATCTGTTTTTCAAGTCGTGAAATTTCGTTTTTATTGTCTGGAATGTTTTTGATCGAGGACTGCAAAATTTCAAAATATTCCTCCAAAATGCTATCAATGTTTTCAGAAGATTTATTTATCAATTCTGCAATTATTTCTTTCAGTTCTGATTCTGCCAGTCCAAATGAATCACATGAAGCTGCTCCATTTTTTATCTTATAACTGCATACCCATCGAACATCTTCTTTTCCTCGAATATAATGCTGCTTCATCCAGTATGGAGCTCCGTCATTTGCGCAGAAAAGTTTTCCAGTGAAAATATTTTCGTTTTTAAAAGAGGTTCTTCTTGATTTTATGGCTTCTCCACGTTCTCTTAAATATGCGTTTGCCTTTTCCCAGGTAGTTTCATCAATGATCTGCGGTACTCTGGAACCATCATCCTTAAACATTATCCATTCTGACTGTGGAAGAAATTCTTGTTTCTTGGTGAACATATCGACAACCTTTACTTTTCCTCCACAATAGTATCCTTTGTATTTTGGATTCCGAATAATATTTTTTATGACATCCCGGTTGATTTTCCCACCTTTTAAACTTCTGTATCCCATATCCCATAGTTTTTTTTCAATTCTTGGAGTAGATATTCCGGAAGCGTAATCTTCAAAAATCATTCGAACCATGTCTGCTTCTTCTGGGATTAGTTCAAGCTTTCCTTGATTATTTGAGTATCCATACATTCTGTGTCCGAGAACAACACCGTTTTTGATCGACTGTGCGTGTCCAAACTTTACTCTTGAAGAAAGTTTTCGGATTTCGTCCTGTGCTACCCCGGCCATAATAGTAAGTCGAAACTCACTATCATCATCAATAGTGTTAATTCCATCATTTTGGAACCAAACGCATACGCCATAAGATAGCAATTCTCTGGTATATTGGATACTATCAAGAGTGTTTCGTGCAAATCTTGAAATTTCTTTTGTTATAATCATATCAATTTTTCCAAGCTTTGCATCTCTGAGCATTCTTTGAAATTCTTCTCTTTTATCCGCATGCATTCCAGAAATACCATCATCAATGTAAGAACCTGCAAACTTCCATCTGTTGTTAGAATGTATCAGCTCTTCAAAATGTTCCTCCTGGTGCTTAATAGATGCTTGCTGTTCAACTTTTTCAGTAGAAACCCTGGCATAATAAGCAACATTTAGTTCAATGTCGTAAATAGAGCAATTTCTTAATTTTTCTCTGACATAATAAATATTCATAGTGCATTTCTCCCTTAATAAACAGGGAGTGGAATCATATAAAGTATAACACCTCATATAAATCCACTCAATACATTGTCGTTACTTTCTAATGCTGATTTCAGCTTTAATTTTATCTCTTGTTTTCTCATCTATCAGACCAAGTGAGAACATTCTTTCGTTTATGGCATACAATATAGCTTTTTCCATTAATTGTCCCTCTATATAATTATCTCGTTTTAAGCGCTGTTTTTCTTTATCTTTTGTATGCCCTATAATTTCTACAATTATTCTCTTTTGAACGATTCTTTGCTATTTTAAGTACACAATTATCACGTTTTACAACAAATCAAATATATTGACCTGTCCATCAATCTGAGATTCTTCCAGATTGTAAAATTTGCAAGCTATATAATCTGGATTCCAATCAATTTCCAGTTCGTATTGCAAGCACCTTGGAAATTTGCCACCATAGAAGAATCTGCAATCAGAACAGGTATGCTGATAAACTGTACCGCCAGATTGCTTATACATTTCGCTTATCTTCCTCATAGAATCACTCGCTTTACTCTTGATTTTCCTCTCGCTTTCTTCTTGAAGATACCATTTTTAACACAATCCCTCGGATCAC